TTTCAGCTTCAATACTTTTTGAAAGTGGCTCAACTAAATTTGGAGATACATTAGACGATGTTCATAACATGACTGGTAGTCTTAAACTAACTGGTTCTCAAGAGTTAATAGGTCCATTAACAGTAGGTGTTGACGACGCGGGCCATGATGTTAAGTTTTATGGTGACACTGCTGATAGATATATGTTATGGGATGCAAGTAATAATCAATTACGAGTTGACGGTACTATAAGATTAGATAATCCTGGTGGTAATGCGATTTTAAAAACAGATACTGGTAATTTAAAAATCCAAGTTAACGAAGCAGATCATGATTTACTTTTACAAAGTGATGATGGTGCAGGTAGTATTACTACTTACATAAAATTAGATGGTGGTCTTGTAAAAACTGTTTTTGCTAAACCCGCTAGGTTTAATGATAATGCTACCGCTTCTTTTGGTGATAGTGATGATTTAAAAATATACCACGATGGTAGTAATAGCTATATTCAAGATACTGGTACTGGTAACCTAAGGATTGACGCTACAAACCTTCATTTTAGAAATGCTGCTGGTACTAAAATATATGCTAGTGGTGTTGATGGTGGAGCTTTTTCTTTACGACATAATAATGTAACTAAACTCGCAACAACAGCAGAAGGTATTAATGTAACAGGTAATATAACAGCCTCAGGTAATATAAGTTCAAGTGGAACTGGTACTAACTTTTTAGGGGGTGATTTAAATTTTAGTGGTGATAGAACAATAAGTACAATTGGTGCAAGTGATAGTTTAACTATCAACCCATCAGCACAATTACTTTTAGGTACTGCAAATGCTGATGTAATTGAAATAGGAAGACAATCAGGAACTAGTACGGCAGGTAGAGTAGAAATATATGCACATACCTCTACAAAAGCTGCTTTATTCCAAAATTCTACTATAACATTTAACCACCCAATAACAGCCTCAGGTAATATAAGTTCAAGTGGAACTGGTTCATTTGCAAGAGCAGCTATAGGTAATCCAGTACAAGTTGAAAATAAACTTTTAGTTATTAATAATGATAACTCAACAACAGACTCTTTATTTTCGGCATATAGAGCATCAACATATTATTTTAATTTAGGTGTATATGCACAAATTAATTCAAGAATAAATGGTACTGTAAATCATAATATTTTTAATTCAAATTCAGGTGTTACAACTCCTTTACTAAAACTAGGACACAATACTGCGGGTGTAGCTCATATAACAACATATTATGATGATAATAGTTTAAATTTAAGTGGTTCTCATGGTGTTCATGTTTTAACTAACCTAACAGCCTCTGGTAATATAAGTGCAAGTGGTGATATAGAGGCTTTAACATTTACTAGCCCTACACTTGATGTAACAGATGGTTCAGCACAAATAACAGAAAATATACCTTTAACTTTTGGTGCCTTAGTATCAGGACATACAGGTAAATTAAATATAAAACATGATGGTTCAGATGGTACAATTTCAAGTAACACCGGTGATTTAACTATTAATAATACAAGTGGTGATACTATAATAGCAAACCAAGGAGCATCAGGTAAAATTATTCTTGCACCAAATGAAACCCCAGGACCTAATACAAATTCAGGCCAAGTATTAATATCAGGTACATCAGGTAATGATGGTATACCTCCACATTTAATGGTACAAGGTGACATAACATCTTCAGGCGCTATAAGTGCAAGTGGAGCTGGATCTTTTGGTAGTTTAACTGTAAATGGTGTAGCATTAGCAGACTCAACAGTAGCAAATGCAACTATTGCAAGTAGAGTAACAGCTGTAGCAACTACAGATAACGACGAGTTTTTTGTAAGTCTATTAAACGGAGCTAGTGGAACTCAAACAGTAGAAACTAATGCAAGATTAAAACACAATCCTAGTACAGGTAAACTAACAGTAACAGGTGATATAAGTTCAAGTAGCACTATAACAGGACTTACAGGTTCATTCAGTGCTTTAGTAGGAGATACTTCTCAGGGTACAAGTTTAGAAGTAGAAGGTCCTATAACAGGTTCAGCATTTAGAGGAACTAAACATATTTTAAGAAATGAAACTATCTATATTAATGATAATCCATTCGTTCAAAATTCACTTTATTTTGGTAATACTTTAGGAAATCAACCAAATAACTGGAATGATCCACAAGCAACAGGAGGAACAATATCAAGTGTTAGTAGTTTTACTATAGCTGAAGATGATATGAATTGGGGTCATATATTACCTTTTGATATATCAGCAGTAGAAATACAATGTTCATTAAGACCTGCGTTAGGAAACGGAGATGATTTTACCCTAGCACTTTATACTGCAAATAGATCTAATGCATCAAACACAGTTATTACTTTAACAAAAGTAGCAGTAGCACAAACTACATTTTCGGCAGCTAATTATAAAACAAATGATTTAACTTATACAGCTGACCTAGATAAAGGAACAATGATATTTGTAGGTGTAGGATCTGAATCAGCCACAGATGCTAAAAATGCACGAGGATTATTAAATATAACAGTAACAGCAAGATAAAATGGCAGATATAAAAACAATAACAGAAACAATAACTTCAGGTTCATATAGTACTGAAGAAAAATTTCTTAAAAATGATGAAATTGAAGAAGTTTTAACAATAAAACTTTTAAAAGAAAAAATAGACGAACTTGTTGTTGAAGTAAATAAACTTAAAAATCAATAATGCCAACAGTTATTATAAGACCAGATAATCCTTCAGGTGATACAGGATTTGATCAAAGTGGACCTAACTTAGTAAGTAGGATTAATGATAATGATGATGGAACACTTGTTAATCAAACAAATACAACTTCTAACTTTACAGTTTTTTTAGCTAATAGTTCAGATTATAGTGGAGCAACAATTAATAGTATACAATTATCAGTAAGAGCAAAAACATCAGGAAAAGCATCAGAATGTACATCAGAATGTATCATAAAGAATTCATCAGGTACAGCCTTACAATCAGATACATTACAATTTGGTACATCTTTTTCAACCCAAACAGGTACCTCATATTCAACTTCTTTAACTCCTACTGTTGTAGATGGGTTGCAAGTAACAATTGACCCAGATGCAAATGGTATAGCTATAGCTGAAGTTTTTTTAACAGTAGATTATACTACAGCCGCTGTTGCAACTACACCTTTTATAGGAATGAAATCAGGAAAATATAAAATAGTAGGAGGTAAAATAAAAATTTAGGTTTTTACTTCTTACATATATGTATATCCGATTAATTAATTTAACACAAATATAATAAGTTATGGCAGAAGAAAAAATTCCATCACCTGAAAAAATTAAAAACGAACCACAAAAATTTACTCAAGAAGAGATAGATAATTTAAAAAGTTTTCAAACAAGATTAGATAATATAATTACACAATTTGGTAGAATCAATTTATCTAGAATTAAATTAGATGAACAAGAAAGTCTACTAAAAGATGAAGTTAAAAAAATCGAAAACGAAGAAAAAGAACTAGCTCAAAAACTATCAGATAAGTATGGTAGAGGTTCTCTTGATATAGAAACAGGCACGTTTACACCAGCGGAGTAGTTTTTAAAAAGCCAATTATATTTATTAACGGTTAAATTATAATTTAATCGATTATTTGGTCGTGGTTTGCGATTCTTTTTCATATTTATACGAGAACCAACCAAGGATATAACTTTATAAAATAAAATATAAGATGGCAGAACAAATTATTTCACCAGGTGTTTTTACAAGAGAAAACGACCTTTCATTTTTACCAGCAGGAATTGGCGCAATAGGTGCTGCAATTGTTGGACCTACAGTAGAAGGACCAGCTTTTGTACCAACTGTAGTAACTAGTTTCGCAGAATACGAAAGAAAATTCGGACCTTTAAGTCCTGAAACATTCGTTCCACAAACAGTTAGAGAATATTTAAGAAGCGCAGGATCTGTTACTGTAACTAGAGTATTAGGTGGCGGTGGAGCTACTTATACAGCAGGTACTAATGAAGTAGTAGCGTTAGCTGCTTTTCCTTCAGGTTCAAATAAAGGATTAATTTTAGGAACTATTTATCCTTCTAAAAATACAAATGCACAACCAGATTTAAAAAATTCTCTTTTAACTAATTCTTCTGATCCATTAGATTTTGGTGCAACCGGAACTATAAATGGTGTTACTGGTTCTTCTTATATTACATCAGGTTCAGTAAATGGTACAATACAAATAAGATTATCAGGTTCAGGAATAACAACAAAGAATTTTGACGCTTCACTTACCCCAACAAGTAATAAATATTGGGTTAAATTATTAGGTGATACGCCAAACAATAGTAAAACAGCAGTCAATGCTTACGCAGGAACCCCAGGATATGCTGAATTAGAATTTAAGAATAAAATAACTACATTATTATCAGATACATCAGGAACACAATTTAGTAATCATGGTATAACTCAAGATTTAACAAGTACATCAAGTTCTATAGATGATGGTGTAATAATTCAATTAGTAACTCAAGGAGATACTATAACTTATAATGGATTAGCAGGTACAACTGAAAAGTATTCATATGCTTCAACACCATTTATCCAATCGGGTAAAGCATTAGGTAGTAAAAACCTATTTAGAATTCATACATTATCACATGGTAGAGAAATGAATACTAAATTTAAAGTTTCTATTGCTAATCTAAGAGAACCAGCAGATATAGATGGTATTCCACAATATTCTACTTTCTCTGTAATTTTGAGAAGATACGAAGATACAGATAAAAATCCATTAGTATTAGAACAATATAATAATTGTAACTTAGATCCAGATTCACCAAACTATATTTCAAGAAAAATTGGAGATAGATATCCACAATATAATGAAACATTAGGAAAAGTAGAATTAGAAGGAAATTATCCAAATATTTCAGAATATATTAGAATAGAAGTAGACACAGCAGTAGATGCTAGAGCTACATCACCTAAATTATCACCTAAAGGATTTGCTGCTATAGTTGATCCTATAAATGCTTCAACAGTATTTAGTGGTAGTATAGTAAATGGTAGTACAAATTCTTTTACAGCAATATTCCCTTCAGCATCTTACGAAGGAGTACAAAGAACAACATCAACAAATAATGATTATAGTTCAAGAGGATATTTAGGATGGCAATTTAAAGATAAATCGTATGACAATAAAAACTTCTTAAAACCATTACCTGCTACAGAAGAAAATAACTGTGCTGGAGCATTTAATGTTGAAAACTTTAATGGTCACGCAAGTTCAAGTTTATTTACTGGTTCATTAGGAACTACTTTGGATCCAACAGGAGTAAATGGACCAACAGCTGATCAGTTAAAATTCTCAGTACCATTCCAAGGAGGAACAGATGGTATACCAACTCACAGAGTTAAATTTATAGGAAATGAAAGTACATTACATTCTAGCTATACAAATGGTACTAATTTATATGGATTTGATTTAGAAAATTCAACTAAAGCTGGTACAAAAGCTTATAAAAAAGCACTAACTATACTTTCAAACCAAGACGAATACGATATTAATATGTTAGCTTTACCAGGTGTAATTAAACAAAGACACTCTTCAGTAACAGATGCTGCAATTGATATGGTAGAAACAAGAGGAGATACGTTTTATGTAATGGATTTAGCTCAATACAACACTTCAGTAAATTCAGCAGTAAACGAAGTAAGTGGTTTAGATACTAATTATGCTGCAGTTTACTATCCATGGGTTAAAGTATTAGATACTTCAATAAATAAACCAGTATTAGTGCCACCATCAGTAATAGTACCAGGAGCTATAGCAGCTTCAGATGCAATTGCTGCAGAATGGTTCGCACCAGCAGGTCTAAACAGAGGTGTATTAGGAAATGTATTAGAAGCTAAAACAAGATTAAATCAATCTGAAAGAGATAAATTATATGATGCTAAAATTAACCCAATTGCTACATTCCCAGCAACTGGAGTTTGTATTTGGGGTCAGAAAACATTACAAGAAAAAGCTTCAGCGCTTGATAGAATTAATGTTAGAAGATTATTAATAGCACTTAAGAAATTTATTGCAAGCTCTTCAAGATTCCTAGTATTTGAACAAAATACAGTAGCTACTAGAAATAGATTCCTAAATATAGTAAACCCATATTTAGAGTCAGTACAACAAAGACAAGGATTATATGCCTTTAGAGTACAAATGGATGAAAATAATAACACAGCGGCTGAAATCGATAGAAATCAGTTAGTAGGAGCGATTTTCTTACAACCAACTAAAACAGCTGAATTTATTATACTAGATTTCAATGTACTACCAACAGGAGCAACATTTGATTCATAAAAGTTAAAAAGAATTATATTTATAACAGAACAATAAATTAAATAAAAAGATGGCAATATTAGATACTAACGAAACTATGTTCACAGCATTTGAACCTAAAGTACAAAATAGGTTTATAATGTTTATTGATGGAATCCCAGCATACCTTATTAAGAAAATACAAAGACCAACTATTTCTTTTGGTGAAGTAGTTCTTGATCACATCAACGTGAAAAGAAAAATTAAAGGGAAAGCAAACTGGGAAAATATTACATGTGATCTATATGACCCAATTACACCTTCAGGTGCTCAAGCAGTAATGGAGTGGGTAAGATTATCACATGAATCAGTAACAGGTAGAGATGGTTATTCTGATTTCTATAAAAAAGATATTAGAATTAATACATTAGGACCTGTAGGTGATATAGTTGAGGAATGGATATTAAAAGGTGCTTATTGTCAAAATGCTACATTTGGTGATATGGACTGGACTTCAGACCAACCAGCAAATATTTCAATGACTATAGTAATGGATTACGCCATCTTAAATTACTAATAGTAATAATTTTTATAAAGAAAAAGCGCCTTTTTGGCGCTTTCTTTTTTCCTACATATATGTATATCCGAACTAGTTTTAAATAAAATAATAACGTTATGGAACAACAACACCAATTTCCCACAGAGGAAGTTACATTACCCTCAAAAGGTTTACTTTATCCAAAAGAATCTCCATTATCTAAAGGAGTCATTACAATGAAGTATATGACTGCTAGAGAAGAAGATATCTTAACTAATGCTAATTTAATAGAAAATGGAACTGTAATTGATAAATTATTACAATCACTTATAGTTACTCCTATTAATTATGATGATTTATTATTAGGAGATAAAAATGCAATATTAATTGCTGCTCGTATTTTAGGTTATGGAAAAGATTATGAATTTGAGTATAATGGACAAAGTCACACAATAGACTTAACAGATGTAGAAGACAAATCAATTGATGAATCTCTAATATCTAATAATGAAAATAAATTTTTCTTTACATTACCAACATCAAAAAAGGAAGTTACTTTTAAACTTTTAACTCATGGTGATGAAAAAGCTATAGCAGCTGAAATGAAAGGTTTAAAAAGGTTAAATAAAGAATCATCATCAAATGTATCTACTAGGATGAAATATGTAATTACTTCTATAGATGGTAATTCTGAAACAAAAACTATTAGAGAATTTATTGATAATGAATTGTTAGCTAGAGATGCTAGAGAATTAAGAAATCATATATCTGAAGTACAACCAGATGTTGATTTAACTTATGAATACGAAGATAAAAATGGGGACTTCGTTACAATACCAGTACCCATTAGTCTTAACTTTTTTTGGCCTGACACCGAGTTATAGAAACCAAGTCTTTACCCAAATACATGACCTAGTGTACCATGGCGGTGGTGGATTCCTACACTCAGAAGTCTATAATATGCCTATTTGGATGAGAAGATATCATATTCAAAAGATAAATGAATATAATAAAAAACAAAATGAAGAAATAGAAAAATCAAAAAAAGGAAATGCTAATAACCCAAACAGTATTAGTAGACCTAATATAAACCCATCTTCAACATATAACTATTAAGTAAAGGTATCATAGATACCTTTTCTTTTTTTATATTTATTAATGAATAATACTACATTATGGCTACTAACGACGAAATAAAAAAAGGTAACGAACTACTAAATGAACAGGCAGAAATAGCTGGAGTTTTAGATAATGCTTTTAAATCTATAGCTGCTAATATATCAAATGCCTTTGAAGAAGTAGCAGACTCATTACAAGGTGTAGATACCATAGGACAAAAAATAGCTAAATCTTATGAAAGAGATATAGTAGGAGCTATTAAAAAAATATCTGGAGGGTTAGAACAAAATATAGCCCTACAACTTAAAATTAATAAAGGTGTAAATGTTCAAGCAGACTTAGATAAAAAAATAGATGAACTTAGAGTAAAAGCTAGATTAACTCTTCAAAAAATAAATCAAGAAAATGGACTATCAGTTGAACAGAAAAAAGAACTTAAAAAACAACTTTTAGGACAATTTGGTGAAGAAAAAAGAAATCTTGAAGCTTTAAAAGAACAAAATAGACTTAGACAAAAACAAAAAGGATTAGTAGAAGAACTATCAGATTCTTTAGGAGACCAGTTAGATAAAATAGATAAGTCAGGCACAGCGTCTGCTATATTAAAAGGAAACCTTAAAGACGTAGCAGGATCTGCAAAAGTAGGTCAAGCTTTTTTAATAGGTTTTGGTAAAGCTATTTTAGCAGCTAATAAATCTGTAGTTGGTATATCAAAAGAATTAGGAACTAGTAACACCGAATCACGTCTTATAAGAGCTGAATTATCAGCAGCAGCATTTTCTGCTAATGATTTAAGGGTAACAACAGAAGCTATATTAAAAGCAAACACAGCTCTTAATAAAGAATATCAAACAGCAGCCGTATTTAATAAAGATATACTAGTTGGGGCTACATCAGCATTAGATGCACAATTAATGTCAGGAGAAGCAATATCACAATTATCAGGAGATGCTGCTAGATTAGGAATGACATTTGATGAATCTTTAAAAACCCAAGAAGATGCCGTAAATGCAGTAAATGCCCAAACAGGAGCACAAATTAGTCTAAAAGGAGTTTTAGAAGCTTCTAATAAAGTTTCAGGACAACTTAGAGCTCAATTAGGAGCTAATCCTGAAGCAATAGCAAGAGCAGTAACACAAGCAAAAGCATTAGGTTTTGAATTAGAACAAGTAGCAGCTTCAGGTAAAGCGTTATTAGATTTTGAATCTAGTATAAATGCAGAATTAGAAGCTGAATTGCTAACAGGTAAACAACTTAATTTAGAAAGAGCAAGATTAGCAGCTTTAACAGGAGATTATGAAACACTTACAGCAGAAATAGCAGAAAATGTAGGTGATTTTAATGATTTTACTTCTATGAATGCTATACAACAAGAAGCAATAGCTAAATCTGTTGGTATGACAGCAGATGAATTAGCTAATTCATTAATAACAGAAGAAAATAGGGAAAAATTATTACAAGATGCTATCGCAAGTGGAAATGAACAATCAGTTCAACAATTAAAAGCATTAGATACACAAGAAAAATTTGCAAAAGTATTAGAACAAGTAAAAGGATTAGCTATTGATATAGCAGCAGCATTTGAACCCATAACTTATATTGTAGGTTTGATTGCTGAAGGTTTAGGAACATTTGGAGGTAAAATAATGATGGCTGTAGGTGCTTTATTATTACTTAAAAAACTCCAAATAATAAGTGCCATAGGAGCAATATTTAAAGGAAATGCTCCATTAGGACCCATAGGGGTAGGAATTTCTTTAGCAGCAGTAGCGGCGATGATGGGGGCTATTAATAGGTTTGGAAAAGGAGATGATGTAGGATATGGTAATAATATGCTTATTACTAAAAATAAAGGTGCAATCATGCTTAATAATCAAGATAGTGTTGTAGCTGGAACTAATCTTTTAGGTGGTGGGGGTGGAGGAGCAGAAATCGACTATGATAAAATGGCTTCAGCAATGTCTAAAGCCCAAGTTAATGTTTCAACAAAATATGATTCATTTAGTGCTAATAGTACAACATCAAATGGAGGAAGATACCAAAGCACAGCAAGATATGAATCTAAATTTGCTTAATTTATATGTATAATAAAACACAAATATTATGAGTTTAAAAGACAAAAAATCATTATTTGATAGAAACCAAACAGGTAGAGAAGGAAATGTAGTAGGACAAAACCCACCTAGTGATGGAGGGTATTTTACTGATAGTGGTCAATCACAGTCTCCATTTCAGAGTACAACAGGGGATCATTTAGTAGATTTGTTAACTAAAAATGTAAAAAGTACAAATACTGGGTTAACATATACTCCATCACCAAACAAATCAGACTTTCAAGATTTAGATGGTGCACAAGGTCCACAATTTCAATTACCACAAGAAGCAGCATCACAAAAACATATTGATTCTTTAAAACAAGTACCTGGTGGTTCATCAAATTCACCATTTCAAGATAGAAACGATGGTGGTACACCTAACCAATATTTAGATAATTTACCAGGCTAAATTTTAATTAATGGCTTTAAGAAACCTAAAATCAGACTTAGCTGCGGGAGATCTAGCATCGGATGCAGCTTCAGACTTAACCTATGGAAAAGGCACTGCATACGACAGACCTGGTCAGGGGTTTAGTAACGAACCTTTTATTAAAGGTGGTATAAATTTAGGTGGAACAACACGTTTTAATGCTATTACTGGTGGGTTTATAAGAGGTGGTGCATTAATGCACACTGAACGATTACTTCAAGATACTGCCCGAATAGGTAAATTTTTAGTATCAAATAGAGGTATTACCTTTATAGCAAAACAAATAGGATTACAAAAATCAAATCCAAAAATAAGTGAACCTTCTGTAGGAGGAATATTAGGTTCTCCAGCTAACCATAGAACATATAATCTTGGTGTAAATACTTTAGCCCAAGTAGTAGGGCAAGGTACAGGTTTACACGTTAATAGACAAGGTTTAGGTCCTTTTGCTAAAGATGGATATAAAGATGAAGAAAGATTTTTAGAAAACTATAAACAGGGTGATAACACAAATAAATTATTATACCTTTACGATAATCATATATCAACAGACCCCGCAGGAAAAGTACCTGCTCAAGATAAAAAAAGATCAGCTTTAGGTGAAAAAATAGCTAAAATAGGTGATAAATTAAAAAGCTCAAAAGTAGGCCAACTTCTACAGAAAAATTTTGGCAATCCTAATAAAGAATTATATTCATATAGTGGGGGTCCTGGTTCAACATACGGTATTGGAAAAACTAAAATATATAAATATGGTAATACTAATATAGAAGGATTAGAAAGATACGATGGTAATATAAATGAAGTAAAAGGTCCTATAGAAAGTGAATTTATCCCTACTATAGATAATATAGTATACTTTACCCTAGGAAATACTGAAAATGAAGAAAATGATTTTGATAATTTAGCTAAAAGAGATAAAAATTTTGATACAACTCGAAACCAACATACAAAATTTGACTCTCATATTTTAAATGGTAAATCTAGAGTAAGAAACTATTTAGCTACTTTAAAAAAGATACCTAGAGATAATTATTTTAAAACAAGAAGCGATGGTAAATCTTACCATAGAGAAGAAAGAGTCAATTTAGGTAATCCAGGCGGTGATCCTAATAATGGAAACACTACTGTAGATTTAATAAATGCTTTAGATGTTTTTAGAGCGGATATGGATTTTGATGATAACGCTGTACGAGATTTAATACGTTTTAGAATTGAAGCTGTAGATCCACTTAACCCTAATAAATCAGATACAATGGTATTTAGAGCATTTTTAGATAGTTTAAGTGATAATTTTTCAGCCAATTATAATGAATTTAGTTACAATGGTAGGGCAGAAAGTTTTTATACATATAATAGTTTTAATAGAGATATAAGTTTTGATTTTAAAATAGCAGCTCAATCAGCTCGTGAAATGAAACCTTTATATAGAAAATTAAACTTCTTACTATCAAATACAGCACCTGAATATAATAGTACATCAAACAGAATGATGACCCCATTTATGAGATTAACTATAGGTGCTTATTTTCACCAATTACCAGGTGTTATAAAAAGTGCAAATATATCTTGGGATAAAAATTATCCTTGGGAAATAACATTAGATGCACCTGAAGGTGGAGCAACTAGTGGTTTATTTGTTTTACCTCATGTTTTAAATGTAAATATTAATTATCAACCAATACATGATTTCTTACCACAAAAAGGTATACGTTCTCCATTTATTGTTCCACATAAAAATAGTACTATAGCTAACTCTCCTGGAAGAAAATTATGGAATTCTGAAGATATAGCACCAGATCTAGATAATGCTGTTGCAAAAATAAAATAACATGACGAGTAGATTAAACTATATATCAAGAAAAATAGGAGATAATAATAAAAGAGTCTTTAACTATTTAAAATATCCTAAAATACCTTTATCAGTAGATGATATATATGCTACTACATTAGTTGGTGATAGATTAGATTTAATAGCAGATCAATTTTATAAAGATGTGGATTTATGGTGGATTATTGCTACAGCAAATCCTGATGTTATTAGAAGAGATAGTTTTAATTTAATGCCAGGTTTACAAATTAGGATTCCCGACCCTAATAGAATTGGTAGTATATTAAAATCTTTTGAACAATTAAATAAGTAGTTATGTCCATATTTAAAGAAACCTTTAAAGATTTTGTTTTTAAACAGCTTCGAATAAGGGAAGCGATAATAGAACAAGGAAATAATCCTACTAAATTTAAACATAGATTAGGTAGACCCAGAGTAGAAATACAAGGAGAAAATGGTAGTTCTACTAAAATAAATATAGCCGCAGGAGCTTTTTACACAAATACGGTAAATAAACAATGTGTTATTAGAATGGCTTCAGGTGTAAATGTTATAAGTAATGAATTTTTAGAAGAAGGAGAAGATGGGAGAGATGAGAGATTAGCTAAAAATTATATTTTAGAAGGAGGAGTTTTAGGTCCAGACAATAAGCCAAGAGCAGGCTTTACAACAGCGGGTAGAAACCCAAACCCAGCATATGGTGGTTCTGCCACCCGTTCAGACGCTAAAGATGGTTTTGGTATTGTTCCTATGCCTGGTATTGTAGATGCTGATATTAGAACAAAAACAGCTTATGGTTCACTTCGTGAAGCAAAAGTAAATTTTGTTTGTCATAATAGACGACAATTAGAAGTTTTAGAATTACTTTACATGAGACCAGGTTTTCCTATTCTATTAGAATGGCAATGGTCACCCTTTATTAATAATTTAGGACTAATAGATAGCAAACGTTATGGTATAGAAAATGATTGGTTTGATGAAACTAAAACAATTAATGAATTAAATTCATTAATATTACAAAATATAAAAGACAGTAGTGGTAATTATGATGGTTTTATAGGTTTTTGTAAAAATTTCGAATTTACTTCAAGACCCGATGGGGGATATAATTGCACCACTGAAATTATAGCTATGGGTGAAGTTTTAGAAGGTTTAAAATCTAGAGATGAGGGTTTTTATAAGTTAGTAGAAGAAAAACAAGTCCAAATAGATAATATGATGTTTTTATTAGAGGGAATACTTGGAATATCTACATTAAAAAGTACTTTAAATATAGGAAATGGTGCTAGCGCTCTTTCTTTTTTACAACGAAATGATTTAATAAATAATTTTTTAGTAAATTCTGAAAATGTAGATGCATTATCTAAATTAAGAAAATTAAATGAATCAAATAATCCAGGAAATAGTCAAGCAGCACCTTATAAACAAGCATACAATTACACAAAGTCTTCAGATTTATTAAGAGAATATTTTGATAAAATTGATAAGTATTTTATTTTTAAAAGTGATAAATTAGGATCTCGAAAAGTTTTTTTTGGTTTATTGGAAAAAACTAATAAAAGTGGTAAAACCTATATAAGATGGGATCATTTCTGTGATATGATAAATAGAGTTGTATTTCCTTTAGCTAATCCAGATAAACCAGATGATCCTTTAGTACAATTAACTTACACCCAAATAAATAATAAAAATAAAGAAGAATATTTAAGATATGTCCTTTATAAGTTTCCATCTAAAAAATATAGTAAGGTTGATAATAGAAATAAGAGAGTTAGAGATATAAAAATTAACGAAATTAAAAACGACTTAGAAAAACAACTAGATGTAGAAGATATATTAAACAACAGTTTTGATCCTACTATATGTTTACTCCCATCTCAAAATTCAAAATCAGAAGATACGGGAGAACCCCTTAATGAAATTGGTAAAATAATGCTAAATGCAGATCATTTACTAAAAGTATATGAACAAATGGCTTATAGTAATGATGAACCTAAAGAAAATTTTAATCTTTTTGATTATTTTAAAAGAATATGGGAAGATGTTAATAAAGCATGTGTAGGTAATCATAATTTTATTCTCCAGACAGAATTAAATAGTCCCAATAAAGTAAGAGTAATAGATCTTCAAGTAGATCCACCTAATATTAAACCAGAAGATTTATTTGAATTTAAAATCCAAAGTAATAAATCAATAGTTAGAGATTTTAATTTTAACACTACAATTCCTAGCAGTTTAACAGCAACTATAGGAATAGCAGCCCAAGCACCTACTAGTGTTAGTGATTTAGATCAAGTTACATTTAGAAATTTTTCAAAAGGTATAAAAAGTAGATTTACTACAAATGTAGAAATAACAAAAACTAAAACATCAGATGGTAAAAATAAAGATTTTTTAGAAGCTTATAAACAAGATTTAGAAAATTATGAAAAAAACATAGTAGATCTAGCAGTTTACCAGGCAAAATTATTAATAGGAGAATTTGATGATAATGGAAAAAATTCTATAGATGATAAAACTTTTTCTCAAGCTACTAGTTTAGCATCTTCTATTCAAAAACAATTAACTTCTTTATTACAAAGAGATCCAAAAACAGGAAAAAGATACCCATTAGTTCCTTCTAGAAAATCAGCTGTTATTCCCTTAAAATTTAATGCCCAAATGGATGGTACTAGTGGTATAGTTATAGGAAATGTATTTAAGGTAGAAAAAGAAAAACTACCTAAAGGATATCAGGCAGATGATATTGCTTTTGTAGTAATGGGTGAATCACAAAAAATAACCTCAGGACAAGATTGGACCACAGATATAAATGGGCAATTAATGTTATTAGATTTAGGAGAAGAAGAAAGAAAAAAATTAATATTAAAATACACAGAAGGAGAAAGAAAACAATATGAAGAAACTGTAAAAGCAATACAAGAATCTCAACAAGATAATACAATAGCTCCACCAATAATAGAAGATGAAATAATTGAAGATGATTTTAAAGATTTCGAGTTAACTTCTATTTCAGAATTCTTCCCAGGGGCAACTGTCACAGAAGGAGATGCATCAATGGGTAATGAAAATGAAGAAGAAAAACCACCAAATGAACAAGATAAAATTGAAGCATTAAGAGGTAATGGAACTAAATATATAGGAGATGATGTTTCTCCTAATTTACAAAAAGCAAGAAGTGTAGCAGGATTGAATGCTAAAAGCAAATTACTACGAGCAGCTGGTGTAAGTGATGGCGTTAGTGTAACTGTAAGTGGATTTATAAAAGTAGATGAAAAAGTAACTCAAGCTAGTTCTGGGTTATATACAGTTACTAGAACATATGAATTAAGATAAAATGGCAAGATATATACCAAAATCAAAAGTAAGCATTTTAGAAACAACTGGAAATGAGTTTGTAATAGCTTCTACTAACCAACCATATAAAGGTAAATATATGGAACTTAGTGATGGTACATTTTTTGCTGGTAATAATCCCCAAAACCCAGGAGAAGAACTACTTAAACGTCAAGACTTAAATGTTTCTTTTGGTAGAAGTAAAAATAATTCAACTTATAGAAGATTAAAAAGACCTATATATGATGAATTAGCTAAAAAATTAGTTATCCCTGTTAATAAACCCCAACCAACAAATAAAGATTATGAAAGAGGATATTTTACTAGATATTTTTGTAAAAGAGTAAATGATCAATATAATTATTTTGAAATAAATAAAAAAACATTTGATAAATTAAATGGTAAAACAGATGATTATGATTATAATTTACATGTTATAGGACAAATAAAATGGGTATTATTAGAAACACCTAAAAATCCTGTAAGTAAGACAAATGATATTAATATAAAATTATTACTAAATGAATATCCCTTTTTAGATGTATTTTTTAGTAATTTAACTGAGTATGAGCCTTTACACACCAGAAACTTTATAGAAGTATTATCTATAGATACAGGAACTGAAATGATGATTTATGAAGGTTATTTTCATAGACATCCAGAAAAGGGGTTTATGGAAGGACCCTTTCATTCTACTAAACCACATAAAAGATTATTTACAAACGAGCAGTTAATTAATCAGGCCAAAGATAGAACTATTGCTTTACAACGACAAAATAATGCAGTAATGGGAACAGATAGTTTTGGGGGTCAAGTTTCTGTAATTCAATCAGGTAAATCATCACCAACTCCTTCTGCCCCAAGTACTCCTTCTGCTCCTAGTGTTCCTTCTGGTGGTGGAGGAGGTGGCTATTAGAAATATTTTTCGTACATTCCTAAGGTATGTTCTACCTTATTGAAACAAAAGACCAATTAGATAAACTCAAATCAAAATTTGAGTCAACAATGTATCTTGAATTTATTCAAGGTAATGATAATACACACCCTATACTTGCGGAAATCATCGCAATATACCTGAATATAAACAATACAGGTTACATCATACCAACCAACCACTTAGAATGTATCAATTGGAATATAGACGAGATTTTAAATTTACTCAAAGATTATAATTTTAGGGTTTTAGACAAGAAAAGCAGCTTACATGCGGCCCCACAACTATCTTATACGGATATACAACATACAATACCCCCCTTAGACAAACATACAACACAAGCACACATATGGTATTACCGTAAATTCCCGCAAACCAAAGTGAATAAAATGATACCTATTGGTAAGCACCTAGAGCGTTGTAATAACAAATACAATGATATAATCGGTGATACTCCAGGAAAAACTAACGAGTATGTCAATAATATCTTATTACCTGTTCTACAAAAATTAGAACAAAATGGATTAAAAATAAACGATAAATTTGACACATACTTTACTACAAAAAATAAAAAATACTCAATAAAAGAAGATCATATATACGGATGGTATAACCCATACACTACAACGGGTCGTCCTGTAAATAATTTTAATGGAATAAATTTTGTAGGTCTAAAACACGACAATGGAGAGCGAGATAGTTTTGAACCAGACAACGACTTTTTTGTAGAAATGGATTATGATGGTTATCACCCACGACTGATAGGCGATATTGTGGGTTTTTCTTTTGATGGTAATGTACATAATACACTTGCTCAAATATATTTTAATACTAAAGATATAACACCCGAACAATATAAAGAAAGTAAAACACTTACATTTAGACAAATATATGGTGGTATAGATAAGAAAAACTTACACCATGAGTTTTTTCGTAAAACACAAAATTTTATTGACATAATTTGGGAAGCATTTAATAAAGATGGATATATAGATGTAGGATCATACCGCATAAAAAAAGACGATCATCCTAAAATACACGCTCAAAAGTTATTTAACTATTATATCCAAGCTACAGAAACAGAAACCAACATTCGTAAGATACAGGTTATACAGGATTATTTAAAAGACAAACAAACAAGATTAGTTCTTTACATATATGATGCATTTATATTTGATGTGTCAAAACAGGATGGTAAACAAACACTATTAGATTTAGAAAACATGCTTAGTGAGAAATTTCCTATTAAAGTAAAGGTAGGAAAACATTATGGTGCTTTGAGTTAAATTTTGTATTTATAACCGGAAATTCCGGTTATTTATGAACAACAGATTATATTGTACATTTACCACTAATGATGGTGTTGAAGAAGTTACTAATAAGATAAAAACGTCTTATGTAATTCTCTTTAATAAAATTTTTGTGTTAGAAAGTTTGGATGGGCAAAAAATTATGCTTACATACAACGTCGATATGAATAATTCAAGTACTAATGGTATAATAGACAATACAATATTGGTACATAGAAAAAAACAAACAAATACTTT